GCAATATGGATATATATGATTAGTCAGGCAACACATAAGGACAAGACCCTGAACTTCTTAGACAATAAGATATTTGTTAAAAAAGCTGAATTAATATTTCCATTAAGAAAAAATGCTGAGATATGGGGTATTACATATTCTGAGATGCGAACTTTCATCAAGAGGTTGAAGAATAGGAAGATGATTAACGTCAGAATACACCACCTATTACCCACCTCTAACCACCCTAGTAGAAAAGTAAGTATAATTGAGTGCTTAAACTATGACAAATATCAGTACCTAGAAAACTCGCAACCACTTCAACACCAGCTATCGCCTGATACTAATACACTATATACTAAAGAATCTATTAGTATTGCGTCAAGCAAGGATGTGAATAATGGGTATAAACAAGTTGGGTCTTGGGGAGACTACAATATCTTAGAAAAAGGTGGAAAGCAGTACCTCAAACATAAATACAAGGATGAGCCAATTAAGGAATATCAATGATTGGATTGCTGAGAATATTCAAATATGTCAGAAAAAGATTGATTAAACTGTCACTTGAAAATAAAATGCTTAAAACCCAGCTTGAATATTATAGAGCAATAATTGAGTCAGATAATAATAGAAAACACTAGATGGTTAAAAAGAAGTCAAAGTTCAGACATATTTCAATAAATAAAAAAAAATACTACTTTTATGAGATTAAGTGGTTAGATATTTTAGGAGACTCAGGTCACGCAAGTTCCAAAGAGTTTGATAATATGAAACCAGCTTTGATGACAACTACAGGATATGTTTATTCTAAAGATAAAAAATATTTAAGAACATTTGCTAGTTATGATGATAATGAAGAAAGCTTCTCAGACAGAAATGTTTTTCCTATTGGTTGCATTAAGGAACTAAAAAAGATAGAGATATAAGAATATGAAATCCGACATAAACAAGGCAGAAAAAAGAAAACAAATGGGCAGACCCATAAAAGATGTTGATGAAAAAATATTAGCAAATTTAAGTCAAATAGGATGCACACAAGAAGAAATAGGAAGTATTGTTGGAATATCTGCAAGAACTTTACAAAGAAGATTTGCCGATTTATTAGAGGTTAATAAAAACAAAGGTAAAGCTAGTTTAAGAAAAAAGATGTGGGAAAAAGCTATGAAAGGTAATGATAAACTTCTCGTGTGGCTGAGTAAAAATTACCTGAACATGGTTGATAAAGTACATACAACATCTACAACAGAGCCTTTACCATTAATCATAGAAGCTAAAGCAGAAGAAGTTAAAGATATAAATGGCAAAGAAAAAAGGTAATCTTTATGGCAAGGTCATAAGCTATGAGCCTGTATTTCACAAAACATCAATAGGTCGTAATCCAAGTCTTGCAAAAATGAATAAGCACAAAAGACGTATGAGAGGTAAAAAGAAAAACAGAGGACAAGGTGTTAAATGACAAAGAGATCAATGTTCTATCCAAATGGAGAGTTTATTCCATATCAAATGCCACAGGATTATAGACCATCAACAGGTAGAGGTAGCTGTGGGAACTGTGGTTTGTTTTCACAAAAACATATGTTTTGTGGTGTCTATAGAACTAAGGGAGTTAGAGATACTTATGTTTGTAATAAATGGAGACCAAGACGTTTTAGAAGATAATGGAACTAATCATATCAAATGATGGAGTGTTCTCGCTAGTTCCTGTCACTAAAGCTATGCTAGACCATATCAAGATACTTGCAGAAGTAGATTGCTTTTCACTATGCGATATTATCAGATTAGAATTTACAGAATATTTAGACTACCCACACAATCTTCACATGATGAAAGATGGTAGTGGCTATTTTTATGGGTGCATTTGCAGATGATAAATGATATTTACTTTGCATGGCTAAATACAAAGGAAGAACAGTAAAGTTAAATAAACCATCTCGTGGAGATGTAAAAAAATTCAAAGTATTTGTAAGAGACAGATCATCAGGTAGAGTTAAAAAGATTAACTTTGGCTCAAAGACAATGAGTATTAAGAAGAACATACCAGCAAGGCAGAGAAGCTTTTTTGCGAGGTTTAGACCAATTTTGGCTAACGTAAAAGGTCAAAAGAATTTATCTCCTGTATATTGGGCTATACAAAGTTGGAAAAAAGGATTTAAGATATGAAGATAAGTGAAAATACATCTGTTGCTATGCCAATTAAAAATATGGTTGGTATTATTGTTGGAGTTGCTATGGGCATATTTGCATATACAGAAATAACAGCAAGACTTACATCATTAGAAACATCAAGAGAATTAATGAACGCAGATTTATTAAAAGCTTCTGAACAAACAACAGTAGATAAAGAACAATTTTTATTGTTGGAAGATTTGTACGAAACTGTAGAAAAGCATCAAGAGTTATTAGATAAAAATATACATAATCAAGTTATGTTGCAACATATTGAAAAGATGTTGGACAAAGCCCTTAATGATATTGAAAATTTAAAAGATGCTAATAGAGAAATGAAATATACAAATGGGAGTTCACATTGACCGAGTTAGTTATAGCTTTGCTTATGATTGTAAATGGCGAGATTTCTGAAGCAAGAATACAAACGTCTATGTCAGATTGTTTAAAAGGCAAGAGGGTTGCAACGAGAGGATTGAAAAATAATAATATTGAATATCAATGTATTAAGTCAATGGCAGAATTAGAATCAAATATAGATGGGAGTAAAAGTATTAAAAAATTAATATTAGAATAATTTATGAGTATTACAATGTACGATTGGTTTCTGAATTTAGTAGAGAGAATATCACGAGGTATATTCCATTGGACATGGAGAGTGCAGACACAGAGGAGATACAAAGCTAAGAAGAATAAAAAATGAAGTATTTGCTAACGATGGTTATATGCTCAATCATTGATGGCAAAACTACTTGTATTCCACCTATTACATTTAATGAAAAATATAACGATGGTTATGATTGCATGGTTTCAGGTTATACAAAATCACATGATAAGATTGTTGAATTAGGTAGAGACGATGTTAATAAATATAATATCTATATAAAATTTGGATGCTATGAAGATCAATCTAACAAAGCCACAGTATCAAGTAAGCACATCAGATAAAAGATTTAGAGTTTTAATATCAGGTAGAAGATTTGGTAAAACATATCTTGCTATAACTGAGATGATGAAATACGCATCAAAGCCTAATCAAAGAATATGGTATGTTGCACCTACACTAAAGATGGCAAAAGATATTTGCTGGTCTAGTTTAAAAGAAGTTCTTAATCAGTTTAATTGGATAGAAGATATTAATGAAACAACACTTACAATAACTATAAGAAAAACTAATAGTACAATAAGCTTAAAATCTAGTGATGCTCCTGACTCATTAAGGGGTACAGGATTAAACTTTTTAATATTAGACGAGTTTAGTGACATAGATAAAAGAACTTGGTTTGAAGTATTAAGAGCATCAGTATCAGATACACTTGGTCATGTTCTCATGTGTGGTACTCCAAAAGGTTATGGTAATTGGACTTATGAGATGTACTTAAAAGGTAAGCAAGACCCTGAGTGGGATAGCTTCCAATTTACTACATTAGATGGTGGGATGGTCACTAAAGAAGAAATAGAACAAGCAAAACAAGACTTAGACCAAAGAACATTTAGACAAGAGTTTGAGGGTACATTTGAAAATTATGCTGGGTCAATCTATTATAACTTTCATCCTGTTGAGTCTGTTGTAGAAAAAGCTATAGACTATACAAAACCTTTACACATTGGGATGGACTTTAACGTGAATCCCATGTCATGTTGCGTGGCTCAGATAGAAAAAGATAAGATATACATTGTTGATGAGATAGTAATTTATTCAAGTAATACTGATGAAATGGTGCAAGAGATACGAGATAGGTATGGAACTAAGATGCACATAACAATCTATCCTGACCCAGCTTCAAGACAAAGAAAAACAAGTGCTGGTGGGAGAACTGACTTATCAATATTACAAAATGGTGGCTTCCATGTTAAAGTAAAAACAAGACATCCAGCAGTAAGAGATAGAATAAATGCTGTGAACTCTAAACTCAAAGATACCAATGGAAACAGACATATTTTTGTTTCCAAATCTTGCAAAACATTGATAAAAGGATTACAAAGACAAACGTACAAGGAAGATACAAATATTCCTAACAAAGAAGATGGATTTGACCATATGAACGATGCTTTAGGCTATATGATTGATTACATAAAACCTTTAGTAGTTCAGATGCCAAGTTCAAGACCAACTAGATGGACAATGAAATAGATTATGGCATATTCACGAGACGAAGCATTTGAGACCCACAAAGACTACAAAGAAAATGTTAATCAATGGGAATATTACATAAGATCATTTAATGGTGGTTATGATTACACATTGGGTCAATACCTAAACAGATATAATTTAGAATTAGACAACGAGTACAATCAAAGACTTGGTAATACTCCATGTGATAACCATTGTAAAAACATCATACAAATTTACTCATCATTTTTATTTAGAGTAAAAGCTTCAAGAGATTTTGGTGCTATGGCTGATGAGCCTAGTTTAGAATCTTTCTTAAAAGACTCAGACTTAGATGGAAACCACTTTGACTCTGTTATGAAACAGGCTCAAAACTATGCTTCTATTTATGGACATTGTTTTTTAGTTTTAGATAAACCAAAAGTCACAACAAACACAAGAGCAGAAGAACTAGAGCAAGACATAAGACCATACATATCAATATTAACACCTGAGAATGTTTTAGATTGGAATTTCAAAAGAGAAATAAATGGTAAATACACACTAGATTATCTTAAAGTAAGAGAAGAAGTAGATAAGGATGGGGGAACTTACTTTAGACTATGGTATCTTGATCGGATTGAAACTGTATATGCAAAATCAGACAGAGACGAGCCGACAGTAATAGATACTGCCGATAATCTGATTGGCAAGATACCAGCAGTTATCTTATACAATTCCAAATCGCACAAAAAGGGGATTGGTCAATCAGACCTAACTGACATAGCTGATTTGCAGAAAGCTATCTACAATGAGTTATCAGAAGTAGAACAGCTTATCAGATTAACAAATCATCCTAGTTTAGTTAAGACTCCATCGGTTAATGCGTCTGCTGGTGCTGGTGCTGTAATAGAAATGCCTGAAGAATTAGAGCCTAATTTAAAACCATATCTACTTCAACCATCAGGGCAAAACTTACAGGCTATCATGGAATCAATATCAAACAAAGTAAATGCTATTAATAGAATAGCACATACAGGAGCAGTAAGAACAACTAAACAAGCAGTATCTTCAGGAATAGCTTTACAAACAGAATTTGAATTACTTAATGCAAGACTATCAGAAAAAGCAGACAATCTACAAATAGCAGAAGAACAGATATTTAGATTATACGCACTATTTCAAAATGCTACATTTGATGGAGAAATAAATTATCCTGATTCATTTAACATTAGAGATTATGCTACTGATCTTATTTACTATCAACAAGCTAAGTCATTAAGTATTGGGTCTCCTACATTTATGAAAGAAGTAGATAAAGAGATTGCAAGAGCAGTAGTAGATGACAACGAAAAACTAAACGAGATATTTGATGAAATAGACTCAGCTTCAGAAGTTGGTCAATTTACACAAGAC